TTAAGTTCATCTCTTAATATCTCAGATGAACGACCCAAGTTAAATCCACCATCAGATGCAATACGTGATTCTGGAACGGCAAGTGCACGATATAATTTTTTCTGGAAGTATTCGATATCTGAAAGTTCACCTAAGTTTTGTCCGCCAGGTAGTGTTGTAATCTCAGTTCCTCTTCCACCTTCTCTTCTTGGTAACCAGAAGTCTTCCATCATTGACATGAACTTACGATCATCACGAACTTCACCAGTCTGTGCATTGTAAGTTAACTTATTACGATAACGATACATCACTTCTTTGAGGTATTGTTCCGCTTTTATTTTTGGAAGATTACCAACATCAATATAAAATATTCTTCTTTCTGGTGCTCTTGATAATCTGTAAATTACAAGACTATCCTCAATCATTCTTAATTGATTTAATCCTTTGATTGCTTTGTGTAAGTAAGATAATACACTACCACGATTTCGATCAATCAATCCTGATGTACAATATGTAATCGCATCCTTTGCAATTTTAATTCCTTTACTTCCACCACCACCTGTTGCAATATTTGATGGATATGCTGGAGCAGGAGTATACATAAAATACTCATCAATCTGAGGATTGATGGTTGATGGATTATCACGATTGCTATTTACATTGATATAATCATTTCGATCTTTTTTCTTTTCTTTACGAATATATTTTATTTTAAGTGAATCAATATATCTTAAATCTTGAATACCATCTTGTGGTCTTTTTTGATCAATAACTTTGAGATAACATAATTTACCATCTACATACCAGTTACGAAATATCTCATGTGCCTTCCGATCAAAATCTAATATCTCTTTAATATTCTTAAATTCTTCTCGTATTATCTTCTTTAATTTATCACTCGCATTTAAATTAGATAATTCGATTTCTACAGGTGAATCATACAGATCACTTACAATTGCTTCATTAACAATATCTTCAATCGCACCATCAACCTCTGGATGAAGTGCCATTTCTCTATATCTTTTAATTAAATCGAATTCGTTTCGATATACACCTTCGATATCTACGTATGATCCATAAAAACCACTCTGTATATAAAAGTCTGACCCGTCCTGATTATTCTCAGGAACGGGTGAAACTATCGACGGTGATTTTTTTTCGTTATCCTCAACAGAAAAACCAAATAGCCGTGCCATATTATAATTGTACTAGTATTTTACTATTTATCTGATATTTTCACCACCAGCAGAACTGCTAGTTCCCTTAAATGCTTCCCACCAGTGAACCTGCATTTCGACATCAAACTGTTCGATAGTGTCTGTTGTCTCATAGTTTAGGTCAATTGTAGAAATATTGGTTGGAAAAATATCCCAGAATTTGTACGAACGTAGAATCGAACCATCACGATCTAACTGGTGAACAAATGCATCTTTGTGATATGCATCTGGGTCTGTTAATCCTGTGGCATCTTCTAGTTTGTTAATTACATTCATCCATTTTTCCATCGCAGATCTGATAACAAAGTCTGTATCGTTAATGACTGTGATAGTCCAAGTTTCGAATGTTCTGTCTCCAGCAACTTTTAAAATACGACCTCTGAAGGGTATTTCGACTGGAGCAATTGTTGAAGCAGGAAGTGCTGCTGCTTTAACTAAAAATCTAGATTTCTGTAAGACATCGTTTGCGATTGCAACGGCATCTGGGAATGCTAACTCTACCTCAAAGAGGTTTGGTCTAGCACCACCACCAGACAATCTACTTTTAAAATCTTGAATCTTCCTTAAAGGAATATTGTTGATTTGTTGACGTGAAGGCATTGTTTTAAACCTCTAAATTAATTAAACGGAACCGATAACTTCTTCGAATGAGATGCCAGTTCGAGTGGCAACAAATGTAAGACCAATGAAGTTAATTGATCTTGCTGGTTTGATGAAGATGTCTGCTATAAATTCGTTATTGTCGATAACAGCAGCAGTGTTATTTGTCTCATCACAGATAACAACGTAATCTTGAATACCTCTCTTAGACTGTACGTCTCTTAGGAAAGGTTCGACTATATTTACAAAGTTTGCCCTTGTAATTTCATCGTTAAATTCGAATAGTTGATCTTTTGCAGCAGCTGCAATTCCTTGCTCAAGGAATATGAATAATCGACGAACATTGATTCTATCGAATGCAGATGCTTTTGCGAAACCAGTCTTATCACCGAATAATATAATTCCAGCACCAGGTGAGTTGATAACTGGATTTATTCTATTAGAATAAAGTTTATCTCTCTGTAATCTGGTTGGGTTATAAGGAAGTTTAACTGCATTTAAGATTGCTCCTCTATCTGTACCTGCTGGTGAGAACCAAGGGAAATCGTTAATGTCGTTTCTTGCACATAATCCCGCAATATCTCCATTTAATGGGATGTAACGGAACACTTCATTAAACCTATCATACATGTATTTGTATCCACTGTCAAATACTGCAAAGGTTGTTGATGTAATTGGGTCATAGAAATCAATAAGATTATCAGTAATCGTTTGATCATCTAAAATTGTAGCAGTTGTTTGACTACCAGAATCTGAAATGATTTGGTTTCTAGAAGGTGAGATAAATGCAACTGCATCCTTTCTCTCTTCTGCAACAGCAATTAGTGTTGTTGCTAACTGTCTGGTGCTATCTTTTCCTAGATGACCACCACCCATAAGTAGGAAATCTACATTATTTACACTGTCATTCTCAAATATTTGGTATCCACCAATCAAATCTCCTAAACCAGAGTTAAGTGCTCCTGCAGCAGTTATGATTCCAACTCCACCGTAGTTAAGTCCACCAGCTAATTGTAAATTCTGTGTTCCTGAAGAATTAAATATAATTCCTTCAGCATTTTGATCCCAACCACCGTCACCAAATTGAGTGAAACTATCTGCACCAGCTGTGAAACCACTAGTAGTAAGTCCAATAGTTGCTCCGTTTAAACCGAAAATATTATTTGAGTTAGTATAAAGATACTTTCTCCAGTAAGATGGTGAACCAACTGAGAATACAGCATCTTTTGCTTTTGATAAGTTAAGATGTTTTTCTAATATTGTACCTGCGTTACCAGTTATGGTTCCTTTCGCATCAATAACGACTATATGAACCTCATCAAATCTACCACCTCTTTCAGAAGCATAATCTGATGTTCCTGGTTTATCGGCAATTGCATTCCACTTAGCATTTGATGGAGTTGTTGATCCAGCAGCCGTTGTAACATCATAAGTTTGTTGATCAAACCAATCAATCGCACCACCAGCCTCAACTGTTTTCTCTGCACTCGCACCATTAAGGAACGTAGTAACAGACATTAATTCAGATCCTATCTGCAAGACACCACCAGCATTAACTTTACCTGTTAAGGTTGTATTTGTGGTAAGTCCTACTGTGGTTGCTGAAGCATTAATTCCTGTAGTAACTGTTGCAATACCTGCGTTACTTGTAAAGAATTTTATCTCAGCACCATCAGCATGCTGAAGTCCAGATGATCCTAATGCTCCTCTATCACCAGAACTATTAAGTGTGATTAAACCAACACCAATTGTAGCACTAGCAGTTGCTATAAGTTCAGTTCCTATTCCAAGGAATTTTGTAGCACCAAAGTCACTTGCTGATAGTCCTGTAGTATCAATACCTATGACAGTAGCATTAGCTGCTAAAGGTGCATTACCTGTCATATCTAAAGTTGCTGTCTTATCTTTAAAGAGTGATGTAACTGCAAAACCAATTGCATGAGTGGCAGCAGTTGTGCCAGCAAATCCTCTAGTTATATTTGCAGAGGTTGTTCCTGCACCACTATTAGGAAAGTCTATACCACCTGCTCTGAATTTATAAACACTATTGTAATCCTGTGCAGTCTCTCCTCCAGTAGTTACAACTCCAACGACTTTTACATCAATTGTTTTCTTTGTTTCATTTTTACCTGTGATGATACCCTTAAAATGACCCTCAAGTAATGTTGTGCCACCGACACCAGAAATAACTGTTCCTGCAGGGACAGATTGGGTAACACCCATTCCTACATCAATGTTATCAACATCACTTAATGTTAAAATTTGATCTGCAGCACCATCTATGACTGCTACTCTTATTCCATTTGACCAACTACCAGGATTTCGTGCTGCTACTGTAACTCCAGCAAGAACATTCTCTTGATAACCTAACTCTTGATAATGTTCAGAACTTTTAATTTTTACATTTGGTGCAGTTGTTCCATCAAATCCATTTTTTAGACCTGTATCATCTGCTCTAATTACACTTAGACTGCCTCCATATGCTAAGTATGAAGATGCAACCATCCATGTTTCGTACTGTTTATCTGTATCATATGGTTGACCAAATTGGTCAAATAATTCATTTTCTCCAGTTATAACTGTTGGTTCACCGACAGGTCCTTTTTCGAAAGATCCTACGATTCCACCAACTTTACCAGTTGTTCCGTCGATTCTTCCAATCGTCAGATCAACCTCTCTTATAAGAATACCTGGAGATGCTAAATTTAAGGCCATCCCTTACTCCTCGTAATCCAAAATTATCTAAAAATATTTATGTAAAAGGGTATTTACGACGGGGAAACAATGCGTGAACATCACCAATCTGGATAAAGATGATTAGCAAAAATTATAATTAAAACAAATAATATGAAGTAAACTAGTATCATACCATCCTACCAATCTGGGTATACATCTTCTGCCATATATTTAATTTTTCTTCTTTTTATAATTCTTTGTACGGTGCAAGTCTTACACTCATATGAATATGCTGATGGTAGTGTTCCTTTGTATTTTCTCGTTAGATAAAAGTCATCTACTAAATTTTTAACTTTACCACAGACTCTGCATTTTCTTTCAGAGAATAATAAATGTTCTAATTCTATCTGATCATTAAATGTTAGTTCTTCTTCCATCCACGTTTTTTTGATTCCTCAATAAACTTTACTCCATTAAGAGATAAAAGAACTATCTTTGTTTCAGTCATTTTTCTACTATAGAAAATAACGGGTTGTTCTAGTCCTATGTCTCCACTCATAAATCCTCCTTTGTAAATTACTTTTATATTGCTAACGCTTCCTTGTAAAATATTTACACATTTAATGTTTGCTTTAGATTTAGAACTTTACATATAGTCCCACATATAGGAACGATCCCCATATTCATCAGCATACCATCTATCTCCGTTTGCGTCAACTGTCACTGTATCCTCCAATCCATCATTAATGAATCCAAAGGGTGCCATATCTTGCTCGATTTGATTTTTTTGTTCCTCATACATTCTCTTACGAATATCATTATCCGTCATCTCCTTAAAGTAATCCTGTGCAACTAACCATGCAAATATTACAAGGCACATTGCCAAGTCATCATTACATCCTTCCTCTGCCTCAAATGAATTGTGTTTCTGTGCAAATGTTGTCAACTCAGATATAATTTCATAGTCACAAGTTAGTAGTTTATCATCCTCCATCAT